TGGCAAAAAAACATGGGAATAAGATTGTAAAAAAGAACATGGGAGGGTATATAGAGGTCAAACCAAGAGGTTTTGGTAAAATGTTAAAAAGTAAACAACCTATAACAAAGATATACACATGAACATGGATAAACTATTAGCTTCTGTTAAGAAGCACGAAGGGTTTCGAAATAAAGTATATTTAGATACCCTAAACAAAAGAACAGTGGGCTACGGCCACCTGTGTGTAGAGGATCACTGGGAAGATGACAAAGAATATGATGAAAAGTATTTGGAGGGAATTTTAGTTCGTGATTTACAAAATGCCATTGAGGGTGCAGAGGATTTAATAAATAACTGTCCTTCTGGTGGTAAAGCAAACATCAGTGATGATGCAAAAATTATAATTATAGAAATGGTATTTCAGCTAGGAAAATCAGGTGTTTCTAAATTTCGCAATATGTGGAAAGCTCTTCAACAAGAGCCACCTCAGTATGATGTTGCGAGTATTGAAATGCTCGACTCCCGTTGGGCAAAACAGACACCTAATAGAGCTCAAGAGATGGCTGAACAGATGAAAGCATGCGGTTAGAAAACTTTTTTACACATTACAAATCACAATTAATTTCTAGACAAAAGCAAGTAGAAGAGGCTATACTAGGAGGACTCTGCAAAACGTGGGATGATTATCGTTATCTTACAGGTAAGCTTGCAGCGTTAAAACAAGAAGAACAGGAACTCACGGACCTGCTAAAGAAAACGGAGCGAGATGATGACTAAAACTCTTATAACTGACAAACCTAAACTTGTCGTACCAGACCATGTTCTAAAAGGTCTGAAGAAAAAAATAGATGATAAGAAAAAAGAACTTGAAAAAGTACCACAACCTGCGGGGTGGCGACTAACTATTTTTCCTTTAAAGCTGGAAAGTAAAACATCAGGTGGTTTACATCTTACGGATGACACAATTGAACAAGCGCAAGTATCAACAAATATTTGTAAAGTGTTAAAAGTAGGTGATTTAGCTTTTAAAGATGAAAGTAAATTTCCAACTGGTCCTTGGTGTAAAGAGGGCGATTGGATTATCATTACCAAATATGCTGGTTCAAGAATCAAGATAGATGGTGGTGAGCTAAGGATTATTAATGATGACGAAGTGTTGGCAGTTGTTGATGATCCAAGAGACATACTGCCACCAAATTTAATTTAACATGGAGAAGTCTATGCAACAAGTACAATCACAAAATGACAAAATGGTCCCGATAGATACTTCTGGTGATCCTGTCGACGTGGAGTTGAAAGATGATAATCAAAAAGAAAACGAAACTCCCGTAGTTGAAACTCAGGAAGAAACTCCTGAAGTTGAAGTTGAACAAGTAGAACAACCAACAGAAAAAAAAGAAGAAGAGCTAGAAGAGTATAGCGCAGGCGTTAAAAAACGTATTGATAAACTCACTAAAAAAATGCGTGAGGCTGAAAGACGTGAACAGGCTGCCATTGACTATGCTAAAAAAGTAAAAGAAGAATCAGATAAATTAAAATCTGCTAACGTAGTTTCAAATGATTCAATGTTAGCGGAAAGAGAAAAAGCACTTTCTAATCAAAGAGAGTTTGCAAAAAGAGCATACGAAGCTGCTATAAATGCACAAGATGTTGAAAAGCAAGTTGCTGCTCAACAAGAATTGTCTAGACTTACAATCGAAGATGAACGTTTAAAAGTGTCAAAAGCAAAGGCAATACAACGTAAAAATGAGATTGAAAATCAACCTAAAGAAGACATTAATCAAATTGTTGATAGTCAACCAGCAGCACCAGAACAACCAAGAGACCCTAAAGCAGATGCTTGGGCTTCAAAAAATGAGTGGTTTGGTAACGATAATGCTATGACTTATACGGCTTATGATATACATAATAACTTAATGGAAGAAGGGTTTGACCCAAGGTCCGATGAATATTATACTGAAGTAGACAAACGTATAAGAAAAGAGTTTCCCCATAAGTTTTCAGACGGAGGGGATGTGAACAAGCCAAAGCAAAAAGTTGCTTCGGTTGCACGAAAATCGGCTTCTGGCCGCCGCACTGTGAGACTCACACCTTCACAGGTAGCTATTGCAAAAAAACTTGGTGTGCCACTCGAAGAGTACGCAAAACACGTGAAGGAGGCGTAAATGACTGAGACTAAAATAAACAAAACCTCACGCAAATTAGAGACCCGAGAAAAAGAGGCTCGAAAGAGAAGTTGGGTTCCACCTTCTAATTTAGAAGCACCAGAACCACCAGAAGGTTTTCACCATCGGTGGGTAAGGTTCGAGTACCGAGGTACGCTAGATGATAAAAACGTAACAGCAAGACTAAGATCTGGTTATGAACCTGTGAAAGCAAGTGAATATCCTGATAGATTAGATTTGCCTTCGTTATCTGAAGGAAAGTACAAAGGTATAATTGCCGTAGGTGGACTTATGCTAATGAGATGTCCGATTGAGGTGAAAGAAGCTCGAGATGAATATTTCGAAGGACTTACCCAAGATCAACAAAAGTCAGTCGATAATGACTTGATGAAAGAGGAACATCCCTCCATGCCAATATCTCAAGAGAGACAATCAAGGGTATCATTTGGTGGTAATAAAAAATCTTGATGGGCAAGGTCTATGTTACCACTGAGTCTAAAGGAGACACATTATGGCTAATATAGATGCAGCATTTGGTTTACGTCCTTACGAAAAATCAGGTGCAGACTATAACAATCAAGGCATTAATGCGTATCATCTTAACTTCGATGGCTTAACCACTGGTTCAACCAGTAAAATTTATACTGGAACACCAGTAATACCACTAGCTAGCGGATTAATAGATCTACCAGGAAATGCCAATGGCGGTACAGTTCCTTTGTTAGGTGTTTTTATGGGTTGTAAATATATTGCAACTGATGGAACTCCAACGTGGGCACCATACTGGCCAGGTTACGCGGCAATCAAGCCGTCAACTGAAGCTATAGCGTATGTTTGTGATAATCCAGATGCATTGTTTGTTATCAATGCTGACGGTGCACTACCTGATAATGCTCTTTTTGCTAATGCAAACTTTGCAACAGCAATCACAGGAACTGATTCAAGTGGTTATTCTCTAGGAGAATTAGCAACAGCAACTATCGCATCAGGATCTGCAACTTTAAATATGAAGATTGTAGGATTTGATGATGAAGCTTCAGTAGCAGAAGGTGCAGTTGATAAAACTGCAGCAGGTCGATTAGCGATCGTAAAACTTAACGTTCATTTTATGAACTCAACCTCAGGGATATAGGAGATAGGATATGGCTATTAATAGAGCACAGCTTGCCAAAGAACTAGAACCTGGTTTAAATGCCCTGTTCGGTTTGGAGTACGCACGCTACGAAAACGAAGCAGCTCAAATTTTTGAGCAAGAATCAAGTGACAGAGCTTTCGAAGAAGAAGTTATGTTGGTTGGATTCGGTCAAGCTAATGTAAAAGCAGAAGGATCAGCAGTAGGTTTTGATACTGCTTCTGAGTCTTTCACTGCTAGATACACTCACGACACAATTGCACTAGCATTTGCGTTAACTGAGGAAGCTGTCGAAGACAACTTGTATGACAGTCTATCGGCTCGTTACACAAAAGCCCTAGCAAGATCTATGGCTTACACAAAACAAGTTAGAGGCGCTAACGTATTAAATAATGCGTTTACAGTGACTGGAGGCGACGGAGTTACACTAGCTAACACTGCTCACCCAACAGCACTAGGTGGCACTTTCTCAAACAGAAGTGCAACTGATGCAGACCTTAACGAAACCTCATTAGAGCAAGCAATGATTGATATTGCAGGCTTTATCGACGAAAGAGGGCTAAAAATTGCAATGCAGGGAAGAAAATTAATCATCCCAGTAAACATTCAATTCGTAGCTGATAGAGTGTTAAACTCTACTCTAAGAGTTGGTACTGCTGACAATGACATCAACGCACTCAAAAATATGGGTATGTTACCAGATGGTTATGTAGTAAACCACTACTTAACTGATACTGATGCATATTTCATTAAAACTGATTGCCCTAATGGCTTTAAACACTTTGTTAGAGCAGCTCTTTCCACTGGTATGGAAGGGGACTTTGACACAGGAAACATGAGATACAAAGCACGTGAGAGATATAGCTTTGGTTACTCAGATCCTAGAGCTGTTTACGCATCACAAGGTTCGTAAAAAATACTGGATCCTCCCAGATCAAAGAAGGCGCTTGTAAGAGCGCCTTTTTTGTTTTAAGATACAATTTACTCAAGACTTAACAAGACAACTAAGGAGGTTGACATGGGTATAACTACATTTTCAGGACCAGTTAAAGCTGGAACTGTAAGAGAAGGAACTGGCATTAATACAGGGTTTGTATTAATGGCTCAATCAGCAGTGATAGACATTATTGGTGCAACAGCTACAACAAACGTAGGAATTATTCCTGCAAATTCACAAATTGTAGAT